GGGCGGACATTTCGGCGAACCGTGCGCTGACGTATAAATCGATGGACTGGTATGGCGCATAAAGCCATGCGATGGAGGCCCCTAGACTTGCCCACTGAGAAAACCCCAACTGCCGCCCTATTCCGTATATTGACCCGGCACCTACGGCAATTAGAGCAGCAAGCGCGAGCTGTAAGGAGACGACTAGCCCGCATCCGAGCTTCCAGAAAGGTAGCGCTACCGCGTAGATGAGGGGCGGTGCAAACTCGAATAATGGTTGCCCGCGCCCGCTCGATAGATCCGGTGCCCAAAGAGGCGGAAAGCCGGAACGGCTAAACTCCACGAGCCTCGCGGGGTAGCAAAGCGAATCATGGCCATCAATCAGCAGAGGCCCGAGCAGAGCGAGGACGAATGCGAGATACGCGACGGTCGCGATAAAAGCGGCGGCGAGTTTTTCTTCGTTGGGGATTGTCCATCACCTGAGCGACAAGGCGCTCCATAAACGCGCGGTCATCGCGCCGTCGTGTGAGAAGTTCGCGACCGATCATCCAGGTCCGCCGAGCGGGAGCATTGCGAACGACCAATAGAGGACTCCCGTTAGCACGGCGAGGCCGATTAGGATTGCTAGCGTTCGTTCCATTATGCTATCATCATCGTGTTCGTGAGAACTGAAGACGAGATGTGTCATAAATCGCCGTGTTTTGCAGTGCCGTGCCGCGTCGCGAAGCCGAGATAGGGCCGGTTAAACCGGCCCTTTTCTTATGCGCCCTGTGCGCCGATGCGCGTGAGCCGATCAAATTCCTGACGTTCGCTACCGCCTGGGTTATCGATGACCTTCCTGCCCCAGTCTCTGTCTTGCTTCAACATATCGAGACGTGCGCGCGCCGCCGCCGGACTCAGATCGAAGCCATTGCGGCCCCCGTCAACGAATTTATCCTCGACGCCAGATTTTTCCCCGATCATGCTGAATAACTTCATGAACGCAGATGTGCCGATAGCGTCTTCGACCTTACCGAGAATCTCGCTGGCCTTCTCGCCTGCGATCTTTTCCCCAACCAATGGGATGATGAATTCACGAACCGCGCGCCGCGCCAACTCCTGCTTGGCGTTGAACGTCTCCCCCGGCCACTCCCGATGGAGCTCCTCCATATCGAGCTGTTCCTGCTGCTCTTGGGCGCGCTCCTGGGCAGCGACCGCCTCGTTCATGTAGCTGTTCCAGCCGTTGGCGATGACGTCGACCTGGCGTTGATTGAGTCCAGCGGTGTGTAGCAACGGAGCCATCTTGCCCGCGAATTCTTCGCCGCCCTCGACGCTCGGGAGCTTGTATTCCGCCGCGGTCTTTGGTCGGCCGAGCCGGGTATAGACGGCATCGATTTCCTCGGGTTTGGCGACGCCGAAATCCTTCGGGACCCGGAGCAGGTCTTCCTTGGGCACGCCGATGAGTTTCTGGGCCTCGCGGGCATCGCGCGCGGCGGCCTCGGGGTCTTTCCAGTGATTCAGCTCGGCGTAGCCTTTGAGGTCCTTGTCTTGGAAGCCCGAGTACCAAGGCTCAGTCGCCGCAGGTGTCGAAGAAGGCTGCGCCGCAGGTGCAGATGGTGCGGGCGCTACGGCCGCTGTGGGTTCCGTCACTGCTGCTGTACCAGAGGGCGTTCCTGCCATTGTTCTGATGCTCCTTTAAATATGGGTAGGGACAGATGCTATCGGCGGATGTCCCGCAAGCGATTCCATGATTGCTGCTGTGCCAGATGGTCGTACCGTCCTTACTCCATAGTCTCCCGTCGCGGAATTCTATCAGCCATCCCCACGTCTCGGGCCAGACGGCTTGTATCCCAAGATTGAACATAGTTTACTGCCATTCCAGTGTCTCAAATTGCCAGCCAGGTTCCTTCGATGGATCGGCGGAGTAGCCGTCGCAGCCGACCATAATCTGTGGGCGGACACCCCGCAGATAGACAACGATGCGGAAAGCTTTGCCAAGTCGCTTCGGTTCCTTGATCATGCCAAAATCGAACATGGCAATTCCACCTATGCGTCGAGCGGCTGTTGCATCCGCGAGCGCAAGTCCCGTTGAAAGACCCGGTCAATCTCGACCAGCTCATCTTCGTTCACGTTCAGGTAGAAGTAGAATTGCTGCCAGACTTCTTGACGCCCAGCGGCTGCCGCAGTTGCGAGCGCATCCGCCTTACCCTGACGATCATATCGCATAGTAGAAATATCAGCGCCGCAAAACACGCGAAGATGACCCAGCACAAGAGCAGCATCCATACTTGGGCGTCCGGTTTCATCGAGTAGCAACCTCCGAAAAGCAATGCTCAGTCCGCGATCTCGCCGCACCGTTGTCAGCCGATTCCATAGGTGCTCGATGATGTTCATCTGAGCCAGCCTAACCCGATCGCGAGAAGCTGGAGCACCACGATAATGAGGACGAGTATGATACCGATATCCCAGATCACGTATCTAATCGTCCGTCGCATCAGCCGTGATGCAGGCCCTTCAGGTAGTTCAGCGCCCGTTCAAGGCCTGCGGTCCCATCTCCGAATAGTCCGAGTCCCGTGTTACAGGGCCGACATAAAAGCCCGCGCACCTTACCGCTATCGTGATCGTGATCCACTGCTAAGTCTCGGCCATTCGGATCTAACTTGTGGCAAATTGCGCACACGCCATTCTGGCTAGCCAGAATTCGCTGGTAGTGATCAACGGTCAATCCCCAACATTTCATGAGTTTCCGGGCACGCGCAAGATGATACTTGCCGTTCTGAATGATTCGTCGTTTTGCCCGATAGATAGCCGCGCGTTCCGGATCTGCATATAGGCGCTCCTTCCAAGCTCTCTGATGGGCCTTAAAACGTTCCGGATGTTCGCGCGCCCAGCGTCTCCTACGTTCATTGGATCTCGCTTTCCGCTCGGCACTCGTGTCGCTATCGGCCATGAGAAAGCCCCTTCAAAAATCTCGCAAACACGGCGCGTTTCTTTGTCGTTGGGTTGCTCGAATGCGCAGCCGCCGTCAGCTTGGCTGCCGGGATCTTCTGGCCTTCGGGGACGCCCAAGGATCGGTGGAGTGCGCCCTTACTGCCCGGTTTGGATAGCGCCTCTTGGATGAAATGCTTAGCCATTTGTCAGCCTCTGTGTCGTATCGCGCGCCACGTCCTCTTCCGTCGCTCGGATGCATATCGGACATTCCAACAGCCGCTTCCCTGCCAGCATATGTGTCGTGTGCAACTGAAGCTCAAGCAGCCGGATGATATTCGCGGCGAAATCCCGCAGTATCCGCCCATAGTCCACTTCCGGCCCCGATATGTCGTGTAAGAACTGAATCCTATCGTGGTATGCTCTGTGACTCATTTCGTCCGCCCCTTGCGCCTCATCTTGAGGAACTTCGCCATTAACTTCTTGTCATCGGCGTCGTTGTCCGCGTTCTTGAGACGGCTCATCAGACTGCCGCGATCATCCGCATCGGGCTCGGCGTGAATCAGCTTTGCGCCCTTCACTTCGGATGTCCTCTCTGGTAAACGCTCGATTCGCCCATTTTGGCCGCGAACTTGGGATTGCTATTCACCTTTCCGAAGAAATATCCTTTCCCTTTCTTGCCGTATTGGGAAATGAATTTCTGGAGCACCGTTTTACCCGCTTGCGTTTGGGGCATCAGAATTTCTCCACTACCCGGTGACAATAGATATAGACCAGATGCCACCCGCCATTCGACTGACCGCGATCATACACCGCTGCCTTGGGCTGAGTCCTCGCCTCTTTCTGACGCTCGGGCGGACACTCGCAATGTCTCGATGGCGGAGAGCATGGAACTATCGGCATTCCAGCCACGTCTAGTTCCCTCCGATGACCATCGGCATATCGAGCCGCTTGATGGATGTGATCACCCCTGACTTATGCGAGAGCATCGCATCCTTGCGCTTACGGAGCCAGCCGTTGAAGACTGAGGCGAAGGCGAAAGCCGTCTTGGCGGGCAAGTCGCCGTCGTGTTCGATGCGCACCATCGTGTCAATCATCACCGACGAGAAGCAGTCCCGACAGAGCGAGAAGCGCCGGTCGGGATGGTAGTAGTCCGCCTCGACACGGGCCATCTTGTCGCAGCCCTTAATCGCGCACTGCGCTTGGACGATCATGTGAATTCCCTGAATCGCAATAATTCGTTATGCCAGTAGCCGAACCAATCCTGAAAGAATGTCCGGAATAAAGGCATCAGCGTCGAGCGTCCTTGAGTTTACGGAGCGCCGGGCACGACGGCCTTAATCTTCGCGGTCTCGGCTGTGATATTCGCCGTCGCAGCGGTAATAGCATCCGTCGCCGTCTTAATTTCTGCGGGCGTGGCGCCAGGGGTCACGATTATGGCTAGCGCCGCCTCGATGTCTGCGGTCTCCGCCGCTATTGCCGTTGTGAGATTGGTTATTGCTGCCATGAGGTCGTCAATTGCGGCCATCTGCTTCACCTGTCCTTTGAGGAGTTGGTCGAGTTTGTTCTCGATCCGAGTTAACCTACCGAACCACATTGTTCTTTTGCCGATGTTTGAAGTTCGCGCTTCTCGCGCACTCTCTACATAATCGAATGCTGCGCCGGGGAGGACGATAGAGATTCGCTCCCGTCAATGGATGACCCCTCACGCTTAAGTCTTCAATAAAGCCTATGCATAGTTCCATCCCTGCACCGGGCACGTTAGATAACGGGGCTCGTATCACCCAAGGCATTCCGTAGACGAGCAATAAAGGCCCAGCAAACTCTTCTGTGAGTTTGAGCACCGCCTGTCGATATTCGATTAGGGTCATATCAGCATTTACATTGATCGCGCAGATGGTTGCTGGCGTGTATGAGCATATCCGCAGCGTTGACCTTCCCCAGATTCGTTGACATTGAGAATTGCCCCGTCACGTCGGTGATGATTATTATGATGCCGTGCTGCGGATACTCGGCCTTCACCGCTTCCATCGCGCCTTGCGTGGCCTGGGCCATTTCGGCTGCGTCCATTATTCGGCCTTTCCGTAGGTGGCGACGAAGATGTCAGGCTTGCAGGGATAAATCTCGTCCTTTACCCCAGTAATGATGTAGTCGCCCGGGCACACAATATGTCCGCCTTCTAGGGTATCGATCCATCCATGCTCGTGCATTCGGATGCCGCAATGCTTACATACAGTTTCGCCACCAACCCCGGGATGTCGGAAGTATCGGACGATAGCTCCTTCCCATTCATGAGACCGAGCGTATTCTCCTGAGAACTCCCTGACTTCTTGCTGCTCTAAGCCTTGCCGTGGATCTCGATAGTCATCCGGATGATCTCCGTTCTTGAACCACTGCGTCGCCTCGACCACGACAGGCTTCCTGCGATTCATTATTCTCCGACTCCAGGCTGAGGTTGGGGCGAGTTAAGCACAGTGGCATGCGCCTGAGCCAAGTCCTTAGCTGCCGCGGCCGCCTGCGGCGCTGCCTGGACCATCATCTGCGCATTCTGCGCCTGCTGCTTGTTCGCCTGCAATTCCGCCATCTGCTCGGGCGAATAAAGTAGCTTGGCCGGTACACCGTTAATCTCGGCAAGTTCACGCGCGGTCTTCTCGGGGTCAAAGATGTCGTAGATTTCGGGATGCCCGGCCTCGGCAAGCGGCGCAAGCTGCTGTAGGGTCTGAAGAATTCCTACGCCATCCTGTGCGCGCTGCAAGCGGTTGAGCGGTGACGAATACTCAATCTTGATAATACCGCCACGCTGACGAAGCTTATCCGGCATTGGTCCGAGTGAATCGAGCTGGCCGGCGTGCGCGAGCACATCCAATTCGCGGTTGATGCAGTTGCCTAGAAATTCTGACTGCTGCCGGCCCATCCCAGGAGTTAGCAAGATGCCTCGCTCCTGCGCGAGTAGAAGGGCTTGGGTAGCAGTCATATCGGGATGCTCAAGCAGCATCTCGAACATATTGCCGTAGAAGGCGGCCTTGATGCTCTTGCGCCGCACCTCCATTTTCTCTTCGGCGATGTCTACCTTTGCGCCGGAGACGAACGGGTAGGCGAGTTGCTTGCCATCATCACTGACCATCCCATAGTTAAGCGCCCCAGGCCGGAGCGAGAAGGCCTGACCAACTTCAGGTAAGAGCACAGGTGGATTGGCGAGCAATTGCGCAGCATTAATATCCGTTCGCGACATCTCGTTGAGCATCTTGATGTCGGAGAGAGAAACAAACGCAGGCCCTCGACCGTATACCTCACGTGGACCCACCATAAATCTCGACGTGGCATAAGGCATCACCCGGTATCCCGATTCGCAGACCAGCTTAATCGGGTTCATGCAGAGGTAAAACGATTCGTAGGCCATCCCCTGCACGTCGGTCCGACCAAACGCGGGGTTCTTGCGCGGCTTCACGACGTGCAACCATTCGAAGTCGCGGTGCATCTGGGAGGGATTGGCCAGCGCTGCCTGTACGCCATCGGGCAGGGCCTTCACGCCCCACATGTCGGCCGCCTGGGTCGCTGAGAAGGGAAACTTGCGGAACACCCGGTCTATGATGCCGACGTGATTCTCAGCGAAGTAAAGGTCTTGGAGGGGGATGGCGCGATAGCGCAGGTTCTCGCCCATCGCCTCGTCGATGAACATCGAGCCAGTTCCGAACGCGGTCAACCCGAGCATGTTCTCGTGTGCCTGGCTGGCAAAGTTCGCTTTGGGTGAGTAGCGTGCGGCGAAGAGAATGTCGTTTAGGTCTTCGAGGTAGGTGCGCACCTCGCGGTCATCCTTGAGATCAGGATCGACGGGTGCCAAGGTGTGCCAGCGCTGCGTGCGCGGGAATAGCATCGATTCGAAGAGAGCGGCGCAGTTTTCCAAGGCTTGGGGGGCAGTCGATTCGAATATATATTCGGTCCTCCTCTCTGCCTGCGAAACGCCTAGTACGGACCGTTGAAAGACGTTCTGATGAGGCAAGACACGCCGTGCGATGTCCGCCCAGTATGGTTCCCAGTTATAGCGGATGCCCTGTAGAGCTTGGAATTCGCGGATTAGCTCTTGCGCCGTGGCGTCGCTGGTCGAGTTGGTCTTGCCTAACTCCCACGGTTGAATCGGAGCGCGCCAGAAGCGTGGGTCTTTGCGTGGTGGCCGGGTACTTAGCCCTCGGGCGGAGAATGCTGCTGCCATAGCTATATGATCACAGTATGCGTTTGCCGGCTACGTACCATGGGTTAGCGTTCGCGCATGCTCGCACCGGGACGCCAAGTATGGTGTGGACTCGCTCTTCGTCCCCTGGCGACCTTGGTTTCGATATTAAGAGATTGGCTTCGCGATCTAGATCGAGTATCGCTTGGGGGCTGATGCAAACCACCGCGGGCTTCTCACCAGCCGGGCTCCAGTTGTCCCATCGACGAATTGCCAGGCAGATTTCTTCAATCATGTGGGCGTTCGCCGCGGCCTCGGATGCGTGATGGTGCCAGTGCTGCTGCCATTCAATTCACACTCTCGGACGGAGGGGATGGGATGTCTTCGGCTTTCGGCTTCAACACGAGGCACATCACCGCCATACGCGCTGCAGGACTCTCAATCCCGATCCCCTCCGTTCTTGCTGGGAACGGCAGGGATGCGGCCTGAAGCGTCTACAGAAGGTCGCGTCTTACCGTTCCAAAGGAAGCCTGACCGATGTCGAGATTGCGACGAGCACACCATAGGTAGTAGGTAATTATTACGATCCTCGCTGACCGCAAGATAACCCTTATGGATGCTTAACAATCGCATTCTGATAAGTGTTGTTATGTTAACTACGTGCGTAATGAGCGGTCAGGCGTTCGCGCCAGTCCCGGAACTGCCCAGGACAGCTTTCGTTCCCAAATTCGTCTGTGGGATATTTCCCGGCTGAGTGAGTACTGTCGCTGCATAGCCACGGCGGCGTCTAATGAGATTGGCCGCATCCGCCTGCTGCGCAGCTTGATCAATCGTAGGCGGAGGCGGAGGGGGAGCGGGCGGTTTCGGAGCTGACGGTGCCATAGTTGGGTTACCTTTTACTCGTCTTCATACCAAATCACGATGCATCACGCCACGCCGACACTGCACAAGCCACGACTCGACTTCACTCTTCCGCCTTAATGTGGATGTTGATCTGAAAAGCCTGTTGGAGCCCCGGATTCTCTGTTTGGAACGCCCCCAAATGACGGCCGTACATGTCAAGGCCCTTGAGCACATGATCGGGGGTCAGATTTTCGCTGCTAACATTAGCAAATGCCACGCGCCGAACCCGGGCCTTCCATTTCTCAATATCCGCAAGGGTTTTATGCGTCTCCTTACCCGTCTCGATGTTCACGTCAGGCGACAAAACTGCGTGGATTTGTGGCATCCTTAATAGTCGGGTAGCAGCGACTGAGGCACCCTTCTGAGAGTAGCCGGCTCTGATAGCGGCCTTTGTTCCATTGGCATCTTTACCATATTCCCGCACAAAGGCGAGCTGCCGCGGGGTGAGGCTAGGGATGGGCACGATGTTAGGATTCTTACGCGATTAGCACCGGTTTAGCAAGTAACCCTTAGCAGTGCGCTCCACTATCCAACGCTGACGTCAACCTCCCCGCTTTTTAGACCGCCAATAACCTAAAGCCCTTTATTTCTAAGGACTTGGAGGTGACGTCAGCAAGAAATCTTAGCAGGACGGACGATACAGTTGACGACAGGCATGCTCTCATGCAATCATGCCGTATGCCCAAAGCACGAGCTGCTATACCCACCATCACAATAACGCTGCGCGTGAGTCCCGAACTTTACGACGCATTGAGCAAAGACCCGCGCACACAGCACAAAAGCCTCAATCAGTCCATTTGCGACGCCCTCATCGAGTGGCTTAATGACAACCGCCAAAATAAATCTCGCACAAGTACTTGACAGTATGCATGCATTTATGACTAGATTGTGGTTATCACGCTGACGAGGAGAAAAGCGATGACACTCCAAGAAGCAATAAACGCCGCAATCCCAACCACGCAAGGCGACCGCTTCGCAATTGCCTACCCATTCCCTGACGTAACGTTCGTTGCGGCGTACTGGGAGCACAACAAGGCAGTGCGCGTGCGTGGCCATCGCTTCGACGACAACCGCGACATCGTTGAACAGTGGGATGTCGAGCTTCCGTGCGAGATGACTGTCTCCTTTCAACCTTTGACCCGCTAACCAACCCACGCTGACGGAGGAATGAAAGATGACCGCACTACTACTCACGTCACTCAGTCCGCTGGCCGCTTGGACGCTCTGGCGCGGCCTGACGCTCGGCGTCGCCTGGCTGATATGCCGCGGTCACGATCTGGTGTCGTGGCTGCTCGGACTGCCATACGAGGCTCTCTAAACTCCGCAACCGATTCTGTATAGCGATCACGGCAATCGCAGCGGTTTTGCTGATTCGGCGCGCGCTACGGGAGAAGGGGAGATGAACCAAACCTATCACTGTCTCGGCTGCGGCGATTCAGCTACTGCTGACCGCCTCGTCATCTGCGTATGCCCGCACAACGACGAGGAGCCCGTACGCGGGCCGTTCTGCCCAGACTGCAAGGTTGCTCACGATATCACAGCCCACGACGGCCTGAGCGCCCCGTGGCTCCATTAAAGGGGAAACGTTATGAACACATCTCGCACTGATGCGACACCGCTGGAAATCGACAGTTACGACAACGAACGTGGCTGGAAGAACTACGACTGGTTGGAACACCGCACCGAGCGCGACCTCACCGCCGTGGTCTGGGCTATCGCGCTGGTTGGAGCCTTGGCTATCGTCGTCGGCTGCGTTATGGGTTATCAGGCGATCGTGATTAGCGCGGTCACGAGCGCACTGCGATGAGCAGACGCCTTATCACGATGAATTATTCGCTCGCGATGGCAGTCGGTCACACGGCCGCTGATATTCAGATGCGCAAGGCTGGCCGCGAGATATGGAACGAAGACGACTACAACCGTGCCGCCGAAGTTTTCTGGAAGTGCTACGGAAACGATGCTCTCGCACAATCGAGGCAACCTGATGCCGCACAGTAGTATCGATGGCGAACTTCGCTACGCTCGCGCCTACGGCTATTTGAGAAGCGCCGTGGATGGCGCGCTAGAAATCTTAGGTCCCCACGAATGCGATGATAGCGACGCCTGCCGTGCCTATCATCGCCTCAAAGATGCCATCGCGCGAGTCGACGAGGAGTTAGCACCATGCGAATTACATTAAGGCTCGATCAACTCGATTCGCACGCACATTTCGCAGTCTTTGTTGATGACGGCAAAGCTGGCGATTTGTGCCTGACGCGACAAGAATGGAATGAGTTTCGGACGGTTGCTGCGACAGGCTGTAAGGTGCACGGTCACGCTTTCATCATAAACGACAAACGCAAAGAGTAATGCTGATGATCATTCTCTATGGTGTAATCACAATCGCGATTTCCTTCACCTTCATGCGGCGCGCGCTGTGTCAGCCGAAGTGAATCATAGAGAAGTGAATCACAGAAACCCCACGACTCCGATCGGCGACGTGCCGGAGCATTCCGTGATTCTCCCATCCCAGTGGGGGAGTAAGCGAGATAACCCCTACGCCAAGGAGCGGATGCTCTGGCTCTTCGTGCTCGAAGACGCGATCCAGTGCCTGCACGGTACTTATGTGCCCGGCGGTGATGAAGTCTATCAGTCGGGTGCGCGTTGGCGTTTAACGCGAGACGCGCGACTGTGGTTCGCTAGCGATGAGGTGATGTGCGGCACCTTCGCCTGGATCTGCCAGTTGCTGGATCTCGATCCGGGCTTTGTGCGTAAAATCTTGGCCGAGGGAATAACCCTGAAACCTCGCGCACGTCGCTCACCGGTCTCTTCTAGCGAGCATCCAACCGTGGCCCGCGCTCATAGGAATGGAGTCTAATAGGTGTTAAAGGTGGAAGCGTACCGACCTAACGGAAATTGGCACGCATGAGAATAAAAAGGAGAGACGATTATGCATGAAAGAGCTGGCCCGATGCCTTACCCAAAAAAGGTAATAGATAAGGGCTGAACTAGATCGTCAGCAAAGACTGTGGGCCATTCATTATCGGATGGCCCTTTTCATTTTAGCGGTGGTTCTTCACGCCATCCCATTTTATTGTGGGCATCGGATTCTAAAGATTCGCACGCCACCCCGCTCTAAACGACTCGTGAAGCAGCGTCTCGGGTTCTGTTTGTCTCCCCAATTTTTCGCTGACTGCATGAGCGAAAGCTGCTTGTTACGAATTGCGGCGAAGTAACCCAAGGCCCCCTCGGCCAGCTCGCACGAGAACCTCTCCGAGTCGTCCACTTCCATTTTGTCCCAAAAATACTTCCGCTCATTCCCAGCCGGCGGTAACGGTATGTTCTTCTCTATCATGATCCCACTTTGCATTAAAGGCACCATCTCAGTCAAGTAGCGCCATAGCAATATCCGCAACGCAATAAACGGAATAGACTCTATGTTTCTATCGATGATTATCTGTGTCTTATATAGAGCTATAAGATTTCAGAGGCTAGGTCGTCGATACAGTCTATATCCCGTATCAATCGTAACGTTTATAGACGCTACGCTTACCACTTGCCGTCCCCATCCGAAAAGTCTTCTTGGTCCGAGACCGTTTGCTCGGGCTCGGGTGCGTGACCGTTCAAGGCAATCAGACGCCATTGCGTTTTGCGACCTCGCATTGGATCGCTGATCTTCCAGTCACCGACCGTGACTCCACGATAGCGATGAAGCAGGCGACCAAGCGCGGTTACTTGCGCTCGCTCATTGTCTGACTTGCCGATGTTCATGCCCTCAATATCGAGCGCTACGTTTTGAAGCAGATTGATAGTCTCCACAGGCTGCGTCGAAAACTTCCGACCCCAAGCCTTCACGAACTCTGCGAAGCTCGCGCCTTCGTCGGTCAGGGCCGCCTCGTCGTTGCGATCTTGGAGAAATCCCTTGATCCCGGCCGCGGTTAGCACGGCGAACATCCGCCGGCAGAAGCCCTCATAGCCGCCCAAAATGGGCGCGGTCATATCGCTGACGCTAGATGCTCGGGCGACGGTCAAAAACGCCGCTACGAGGCTCCCACGGTTCTCCGCGGCGTACTCCTCGATGGATGGGTGCCGGAACCCGCTCGGTGCCCGAAGCTCAGGGCGCTCGGTGCGCGCGTCGATTCGCACACGCAGTGACCGGCGCATAATTTCGGGCGAGACGATAGGGTTATTGAGGGTCGCGCCGAACACGCACTGAACGGGATGTTTGACCCGCTCCGACGAGCCGAGTTGCCGGTCCTGCCAGACATCATCGGTTAAAAGCTTTTTGAGATGAGTCGATTCGAGGGTGTCGGCGTTGTCGATCAAAAAGGCGTCAGGGCTTTCGCGCAGCGCCGCGGTAATTCGCTTGCGCCACTCCTCTTCCTCGCGCGTCGGGCTCAAATCGGAGATTTCCGAGCACCCGAGCGAGGCCAGAAGCCGCATCAGCAGGCTCTTGCCCGTGCCTGGCTGTGGTGCCTCGAAACGGAATAGCGGCGTGCGCCCCTTAATCGTCATCCGCATGAAAGGCAGGAGCGCGAACGCGATGGCGTGGGCCTTGTCGCAGTCTTCAACGAATGGAAAGTCGGCCAAAAGGTCATCGATTAGGGCAACCGCGCCCTCGATTTCGGCGGGTCCAGGCGGCTCATTTGTTAGGTCGATGTCACGTAAGTCGGGATGCGGCAGATAATAGACCGCGCTTTCCTTATGAAATCCCTCGCTAGCTATAAACTTGCCGTCAGTCGCGAGAATTGGCACTTCGGAGAGCCGTGACATGAAAGTGACAGGCGGCCGTGAATTCACCATCAGATTTTTGAGCAACTGATCTTCAGGCGTCGTGCCGATTAAATCTCCGTCCCGCGTGTAACGCTTAAACTCGAAATGACGCGCCAGTTCGTATCGGAGAAGGTCAAGAGTGACGGCATGCCGTCGCGCGCGGCCGAATACATCACGGTCGACCAGAGTCAGCCCGGTTGCGGTTGTAACCAGCCACGGTGGATCATTCACCGTCTGGACCGCTGTCCAAATCGCGCGGCTCTTAACCTCGATATCCCCGCCACTGATGATAACCTCGGAGCGCTCAAGAGTTTTGGGCCGACCTGAGACGACGTGGCCCTCTAGATAGGTGAGCACCTTTGCGCCCGTCCATCCTTCTAGCTCGGCATCGGCCAAGTCCCAACTCTTGCGCCAAGTCTTGTCCGGTTGCACGACTTCGCCTCGCGCCCCAAACAAATCGGCAACGTGTGCCGCCGCGCGCATGCCGCTTTCGTCTGCATCAGGCCAGACAACAATCCGGCACTTTCGATTGAGCAGTGGCGACCAATCGGTGTGTTTCGTGCTGACTCGGTTATCGCCGCCCGGATGGTTGACGATCACCCAGTCAGGTAATAGCCGCCGCGCAGCATCAGATTTCTTCTCGCCCTGTGTCACGAGCACGGGTGCGTCAGGCATTAGCACGAGCAATTCCAGTCCGTAGAGCGGTCGCGGTGCCGCAAGGTCTTTCCACCGCCAGGCAGTCGCTCCCGTATCGCGATTCTGACAAAAGGTCAGTGGGAATACGTCTTTCGGCTTGGTTGCCGTGTCGATTCGGACCCGCCAGGCGAGCTGCTGACAATCGCGGTCGAAATAGCACCAGACACCCTTGACCTCGGCGGTCGGGTCGTCGACCGGGAGTTTCGGCAGCTCAGGAGTGCCGTCTGCGTTCCACGGAGCGTAGTCGGGGATTGGGGTGATGGGCGTCCAGACGCTCGCAATGAGTCTTACTGGTGCAGGGCGGTCGATTCCGAACTGCTCGCCAAGCTCGCGAGCGGCGTCTTTCCAGTCGATACCGCGAATGCGAGCGTAAAGTGCGATTAGGTTCCCACCGCCGCGCTCGCCGGACGCGAAGTCTTTCCAGACGCCACGATCGAGATTGATGCGGAGCGAGTTGCCAGAGCCGCCACGGATAGATGCCGCAACGAATTCTCGACGGTTTACTGTTCCCCCTGGGAGCCAGTCGTTCAGGATAGCGGGCGCACGAGAGAGGGCGGTTTGAGCGATCTGTTCATACCACGCGCGATAGGTATCCTGGCTCATGCCTTTCCCCGCTTCGGAGACGCGCAAGAGTAACAGCGTCCCAAGTTGTCGCGGTATTCTGAATAGACTTCCTTTGTGGCGGGGTCGTACTTGA